GTATTCTTGGAATTTTCTAGTACCTTGCTCTAGTATCTCGTTTAAGAAAGCTTGACGTTTTTCTACTTGTGTTAAAGAAGAAGCTACTTTACCATTATTTCTAGCATATTTTTGTGCTGCTTCATCAACCCTAACAAAAAGACCAATTTCATCTAGTATTTCTGGCTCGAGTTTAATCGCACCACGGAATATTCTATCCATAGCGTCCGGTAAGTTTCTTCCTAATGAGATAGCTGCACCTTTTGCAACTGCGGTTAATCCTTCAATTTCTTTAGTATTGAGACCAGCACTACTTGCTAGCGATACTTGTCTAAAGGATTGTGCTAAGTCTATGGCAAAGCCTGAAGCTTCCTGCATATCTTTAGCTAGGTTTTTTATGTAAGTACCTCCTGTGGTACTTAATATTTCCATTGATTGGTTTAAAGTATCTATCTGAGCTGAACGTGATAGTACTCCAAAAGCTGCTGTAAGTGCGAATACGTTAGCAGCTAAGAGTGCGTAAGCTCGGACAAGACCGCCAGAGCCGCCTCCTCCATCGATGCCTTGTTGCATCTTGGAAAAGTTTTTGGTTTGATTTGAAGAAATTTGTGCAGCACCTTTTTCTCTACGATTGTAGTTATCTCTAGATTTACCTAGTCTATCAGTGCTTTTAGTAGCTTTATCCGTAGAACGTGCAAGTTCGTCCGTTTGTTTCTGGACAACTTTAACGCCTTTAGCTGTAGCTACAATCTCAAATATTACTTTATCTGCTGCCATATTTATTTCTTCTTCATTTTGTCATACTCAGCTTTAAGTTGTCGCTGAGACTTAGCTATAGTATCACTCTCTAAGTGAAGTAGTAGCTCAAATATCCATTCTTTCTCTGTGTGTTCTTCTATACAATTAAATTTATATAAAGTATCTAGATTATTAAAATCTTTTCCAGTATACCCTATTTCTGGATATACTCTATCTGCTAAAGCATTAAAGATATTCATTGCTGTTGCAACGGAGTCTGGAAAGTCCTCCCATTCAGGAGGGCATCTTTCCCAATCTATTTCTTCCCCTGTTTGTTCGACCATACGTAAGTATTGGTCTTTAGTCATGCCTATCTCATCATGCTTCAGGATTAGAGTTAGTTTCTCCTTTATTATCTTTTTTGACGCCTGTACGAAAGTTATCTAAATCAAAGACTACCTCATTGAGCCAGTTATCAAATTCAGATGAATTTTCTACTAGTAATAGAGCATTTTCTAAAGTATACTCTAGCTCATTTGTTGCATCTTGACCTTTAAGGTCTACTAGTACTAAGTCTTCTAAGAAGCCTAGTTGTAATCCTTTCCAACCTTTTACAGTAGCTTGAGTAAATTCTTTTACAAACTTATCATCATCTAGTGTTTCTTCAAACGCTCTGGTTTTTCTGTTAAATTTTTGTTGGGTGCATTTTTTTCGTAATGCTACGAGTTCTTTTCGGGATAGGTTTGCTAGTTCGACTTCAAATCCGTCGAGTCCAGGAAATTCTACCCAAGTGGTCTTACTGTCGACCAGTAGGCTTTTAAGTTCCATGTTTTATATTCTCCTATGAATATTGTGTAATTGCAGTTTCTAAAGCTGTATTATCTAAAGAAGAGAAATCATAGCTTTGCTGGAAAGCTTCTGCTACTTGCATTCTCGCAGTATAAGATGCAGGGTTTAACTGTATCTGGAAGAAAGGAGTTGCATCTGCTGCATTTCCTACTTCTACTGCCTTTATAGTAATATTGCTATTAGTACTAAAATTATCAAATTGTGTTATATTGTTATCTGTTTGGTATTGATTAACTGTTCCCGAAACAATTCTTTTTTCTACCACGTAATCAGACGGTCGCATTATATTACTAGCATTAGTAACATTTAGAGATTTTTGCAGGGTCTTATAGTCATTCCAAGTAATATTATTTTGTATATTAAGATTTACAGATATGATATTATTCATACTTAAGCTATCAATACTAATTACTGGATAAACTAAAAGAGGAGTTCTAGTTGAAGCTGATAATTGATTACTACCAACTGTGTCCCAGTTACTACCGCTTGGTGCGGTAAATCCTGAGTGCCAATCATAACTTTCATCACCAACTCTTTCTAATTTAGTTCCTTGTCCCTGTACTCCTACTACAAATTGAGAATTTGGGCTAATGCTAAAATCTCCTGATGTAATAATTGCGCTGTCTACTTTAAAGACTGAGCTACCAGTTTGAATATACATATCAAAACTAGTCAACTGTTCATTATTTAACTCTGAGAGTAAAGTAATGATTGGACTTTCGCCCTTTTCTTTTGTTAGTGGAACTGTGAAACTAAAATTAACTGCGTTGGCAGAAGTTATAGTTGCTCCCTCGAACATCTTTGTTTGGTCGTGCAAAGTCTTTACTGGGTACGATTCTTGCGCAAATGTTTGAGAAAAGTCTAAGGCGGTAGTAGTATATATTCTATACTTGTTACCGCCGTAAACTATATATAGCTTACTCTCCTTGAGGAAACTATGTGACATGTTATCTTAAGCTAATACTGCTTCAGCCTGAGAACCGGTAGATTTATAACCAGTCTGAGTATGTGAAGTTACGCCAAGATATTTAACGGATAATTCATCACCTTCTAGTAATGAAGAACCGTTCGCTGCGAATTCTACGGAAGCAGAGATTAAGTCTCCAACTTCAATTGTAGGCACAGTTAAATGAGCTCTAGGCATTGAGAACTCTACTCCAGCATTAATAACTGGGGCGTTGGTACCATCAGTACCAAAATCATGAGTTCCAAAACTACCTGCTACTTCTGATGATGTTACAGCTGAAGTATTGAAAGCTACACCCATGTATAGTCTCATATCAAACGCGTTTGACACAAGGTCAGTCGCTGCTGCTAAGTCAGATAATAGGTCGTTAGAGCCATTGTTTTTATTGTCAAGGTACATTGTTAAACTTCCGTTAACAACCCTTGCTCCTGTAAATGAACCAATTGGTTTATCAACAACACCAATAGTTTCTGGTGTTACGTAAGTAACGTTATTAGCGATTGTTAAACTTCCGCCAGTAATGTTAATTGCATAATTTTTAGCGTCAAGACCTTGAGAGTCTTTACCACCACCTTGTGATGCTGTGTTCAAGAATAAACTTGAAAGTTTGTTTCTTAGATAATCAGCGTCACTAGGACCTGTAGTATCTACATAGTTAAACTCTTCACAGTTATCAGTTCTATCAGCTAATGCAGTTGAGTTTGCATTTAATGTTACAGCACTTAAAATAGCAGCTGAATCTGCACCCTGGTCAGCAGTAGTAAATTCTACAGCTAATGAAGGGTCTTCAGAAACTTCTGACACCTGGTCAATAGTAGTAGCATTACCAGACCATGTAATCTGTGCTATACCATCAATTGAGAAGTCAATTTCTGCTTGGTTAATCTGTGCTTGATTTAACCTGTATGTTGTGTTTTCTAATGCGAAATAGATGCTTAGTTTCATAAGTTCGTGAACATCTGATTCTGTAAAGTTACATAATGAACCTTTTTCAGTAGCATTACTTACAAATACTCCTGAACCTGTTGTATTTTCAGTTGCATTTGGTAGTCCTGTTCCAGATAGTGCTGCCCACATAATGTTTTCAACACAGTCAAATGTTCCATTTGCTCTGTAACTTGCTGCTCCATGTTGGAATGGTCGTACATAAGTACCGAAAGACCATTCTGCAGGTGGTAAAGAGTCATTGAATCTTTTTGAACCCCTGTTTGGTGTAGCACCCGCTTCTGATATGGTTACGTCAGTTGAATCACTTCCCTGTGAGAAGCTGTATCCATCTAATACACCAAGTCTGAATGTGTTTGCATCAGTTTCATTTCCTTTGAACAAGCCTGTTCCAATTCTTCCGCCATCTGCTGTTGTTCCAGATGTTACTGCTGTAACAGTGAAGACAAAACCTTCACCATCTGAGGTAACACTATGGTCAGCACCAGTTACTACTGCATCAGTAGCTTGAGCTGCGGTTTCAGTTACTATAAACTTTTTACCTTTACAGTTGTTTGGCATAGCCACTTTAGTGACTGCTCCTGAGTTTACAGCTTTTACTATAAACTTAGCGTCTTCACCAGTTTGACTAGTAGTATCACAAGTTATAATATCTCCGACACTATAATTTGTTCCGCCTGCAGTGATTCTTCCGTTTTTAATACCGCCTTTTACGCCATCAGCTGGGTTACACCCATTGACCTGACTCACGAAAACCTTGGTATTTCTGGATAGATTTAAAGCCATTGCTTTCTCCTATTTTATACTTTGAAAGTACTTCGCTAGATGTTTATCAGCGTTTGTAATTTCTTTTTTAATACCTACACTGTAAAGACATTTCGCCAATTCCTAAAGGTTTTAATACCCCTTCGTCTGTTGACATTGCACTTACAGTTAAGGAAGTTGTTGTTAATGCTGGACTTACTGTATCATCGTAAGTTAGCATATCGTTGTCGTCTACCACTCTTTCAATGTCTTCCATTAATAAAGCTAAGACTTCTTGTGGGTCTTCTTGGTTTTCGACATAAACTCTTACGTCTAAATTCAGGAATCTCCATTTAAAGCCGCCTGGTTGATATTCTCTAGTTTCATCTCCAGCTACCACGCATAATTTCGGGAACTCTTGGATTTCATCTAAAAATACCATGCCTCCATGACAGTTTTTAAATATGTTTGAATTGTATGGAAACTGTCCATCAATTCCTTGTAATTTTTCTACAAGAGCATCGACAATCTTACTTCTTCCTGTTCTATACTGATTTGCC